TCAGTGCGTTCAATGATGTCATGCATCACATCCTCATGACTTGCGCGGAGCAGTGCTGCTTGGATGTCTGCGAGCGTTGATCGTTGTTCTTCGAGAACTGTTATAATCTCTCGAATAGTTTGCTTTGTTCTTTTGTTCTTGTTCATTGGTTCTTTGTTCTTGTTGGTTGTTTACTTACTTTCTGGGATTATTTTGATGCTCTCAAAAAACCTCGAGGGAATGTCTGTTAACTTGGAGTAGATCTCCGCCCCTTCAATCTCTCCCCCGGTCAGCATCCAAAGGAGCCCGACTTGTTCCGCTAAGTATTCTTTTTCGTTCATTGTTCTTTTTGTCTTGTTAGCTAGCTCAATAATTGGGCCAGTGGAGAGATTACTATCAGGGCTTTCTGTTTCTTGCAAGAAAAGCTTTGATATTTCCCAAGGTTGTTTTGAGTAGGCTTGATGAGTCTTGATGTGCGTGCGAAGGAATCGCTAAGGAATCGCTAAGGAATCGCTAAGGAATCGCTGAGCTTTTCAAAACGTAAAAACACCCACACACACTCAAACACAACCACAATCAGCCAGGCTCTTCGCTCCTCCGGGTCTGCTCATCGACTAGCCTGGCGAAACTCCAGGACCTCTCCCCGGTAGCGTTGAGCCAGGCCCCCCTTGATCTCTTTGCGCTCCCTTCGAGCCCGCCAGGAAACTATCATTGGTCGCCGAGTTTGCGCTTCGATTCGCTGAGCCTGCGCCGAGGCCCTACGGGGTGACGCGGCACACTCTCCGTATATATAACCCTCTCAGACTTTTTTGTGAAAAATAGAACAGGGCCCCTAGCGATTACTAAGAGCCCTGCCTAATGAACAACACGATGCAAATATAGAGCATAAGGCTGGCTTGGTGCCAACCTCGTGTTTAGTTATAGGGAAACTGAGTGATTCGTCAAGCCCCTATTTGTATCTAAAACACCCTTAGGGTTACTTAGAGTTACTTAAAGACATCTAAGAGATATAGTTGTAAATGAATAAACTAAAGAATATAGTGTTCTCTTAGTCATCTCTAAGAGTACTTAAAGAGAGAAAATACCCCTTGTCAATAGTCTTTTTATTCTCCCTATACGATCATTGATTTAAGACATTTATAATGAATCATTTACAACAATTACCAAGTGAGGATGTTTTCACTTCCTTTTCGTGTTTTGTAATATGCCTCTGCATACTTTTCTAGCTCCATTTTAAGATCGTCCTCCTTTCGCTCTAGGATGCGTTCTGACGCGTCTTGAGCCATTTGGGCGGCCCAGTATCCAACTGCCATCGAAAGCGCGTCTAAGCGGTCGTCATGCGTCACAGCGCCCCTGTCACGAGTTATACGAGTCATCTGGTAGATCAACTGGTATTTCAACGCGTGGTCTTTAGGATAGCTCTGAGTCGTCTCGTAGTCGTTCTGGATGACCTTCGGGTCAACCACAAGCTTATGGCCTGTCATCACTGGCTCGAGGGTATCGATGATCCTTCGTTCCTTTTGTGTGCTGTGCCTGACTTCCTCAATGGTGCACGGATGGACCTTGCGAAGTATTGGTTTTAGTAGTTCAACAAACATACCATCCCCGAAGTTACTCTCCACGACGATCTCATTGACCTTGTGTTCTTTGGCGGTCATCGAAAGGAACTTAAGGGTTTCCTCAGAGTATCCCCCTTGGACCCCTCCAGCCGCCGTGACATACAGGAATCCGTTAAGCATCTTAACGACCGCATAGCCTGTCTCGTCCTTGCCTCGTCCTGACGGGTCGATTGACATGACGCTCCCGGTATACTTAACGTGTTCGCCGAGCACCTTCATCGGTCGATAGAATCTGTCTCCGGTCATCCCTACGTTAGGTATTGAGCCGTCCCACTCGAGCTCTGGGTCCCGAGCCCACACTAGGCGTTCTGGGGCCAGGTCGTTGTCAAGGGACATCACGATAAGGTCCGCAAGCTTCAGCGGATACTTTTCGACGTCACTAAGGTTTGAGTCCAACATAAATTGAAGAGCATACCCGGCAGAGCCGTAGGATACTTTACGTTCGGCAAGGTCAACATCAGAGAACCGTAGTGGCTCTGTGGACCTCCCTTTTTGTTCTATATCAACACAACAATCAGCGATGTGCCCATCGTAACGCTTAGTGCTTTGGTCTGGGGTAACATACTGAGCAGGCCAGATCTTTGTCTGGTAGCCCCGCTCGGTCAGCTGTCGGTATATTGTGTCTTCGCATTGTGGTGTTCCTAGAAAGATTATCTTAGCGTCATCAAGTGGCTTAAGGATCGCATCGAACTCTTTGACTTGTTCTCCGAGCTTGTCTCGCATCATTTGGGTCGCCGAGTTGTTTGGCACCTCGACGTCATCAGCAACAATGATGTCTGCACGAGACCCGGTCAGTTGAGATGTGATACCCAGGGACTTGACGGACGGCGCGTGGGCCGCTGGGGCTGGACCGACGTCGAATGAGATCTTACTGAATCGTTGTTTGTCTTGTGGTATGAGGTGCTTAAGTAGGGGCATCTCATGGATAAGCCTAAGAGTAAAAGTTGAGAAGTCATCTGCTCGAGTTTTTGAAGCAGAGACAACAAGTATATTCTTTGAGGGATCGAGGAGCAGCTGGTGGACAACGTAAGCAGAGCAGATCCAACTCTTTCCAACGCCTCGAAAGCCTTGAATAACTGCTCGCTTGTCTCCGTGCTGCATGTAATCCGCGATCTCATATTGAATTTTAGTAGGGTCAGGTAGGTTAAGTTGCTTCCATACCATGTATAGGAAGTTACGGAAGTCTTTGAGCTGTGTTGCTGTTTGTTTTATATCAGCCATTTCGTGAGCGATTTCTCCTTTTTGATTGAATCCTTAGGTTTGCTCGTGTGTTGTTGTTGGGGTTCCTGTCTTTATGATCAACGTCCTTCCCCTCCAAAGTCTTCCTGCCTACCTTTTTAATCATCAGTCTGCGTGCAGCGTTGCGCCCGGCCCTGCGTTTCTTCTGGGTCGGCTTGGCGTGGTAGGTGTTGTATTCGTTCTTGTAATTTCTAGCCATTGGACGTCATGTCTACGATTCGATCTACATTATCATCATGGAATGGCAGTGCGTTTACCAGTTCGTGTAGTGGGGAGTTATCGGTGGCCACAGCACTCACGTTGTTATCTTTGAGGAACTGACGGACCGTCGATAGGTCTGCGGTTGTTGCCTCTCCTGACTTAACGCGCATCAAGAACTCGTCGATGAGGAGGTCCTGGAGTTCGTATAGTTTATCTGATTTATCCATATTATTTAAGTTCCTTAATGATTTTGATAGCAAGGTAAGTCAGGGTTGCTAGTCCTACACCAATAGCAACAACATCGTTAACACTCTCGAGGGTAAGGGTCCCAAGGAGTCCGGTGAATCCAATGAATGAGGGCATGTATGATGAGTTCATGTTACTGGGCTTTGTAAGAGTCAACGTAGCGCTGGTAGAGCTCTGGGTTTTCTTCCAGGACTTGTTGTTTAGCCGCTGCATTGTAGGCGCTGAGTAACCTTCTGATTGCTTTTGCTTTCGGACTTGAAGAAGACAAAGAATTCCTTGAGTCGGCATCAGGCATTGACTGGTATCGCTTGTCCTTGAACATCATTGCAAGGCGCTCTCTTAGAGTTTTTCCTCCAAGTTTCTTAGTCCCTACAAGTTCCATTAGCCTCGAATACGTTTGTTGTTTTGTTTTAGGATTGTAGTAATCGCGCATATCTAAGTCCTCATAGCCTTGCCTGAGTGTAGTATCTGGTTTTCCAAAACTAGCACCTAAGTTACCTAACTCATAATCTACGATGTTCTTTGCAACATCTTTTGAGTAAATGGGATCAACTAGGCCTTTGACTCCTCCTGAAGACTCAAGGGTCTCAACGTCCCCTAAGAAGTTATACCGAGGTGGAAGCTTTCCTTCTAAGCCTGGTGTTCGTTTAATCATGTAGTCCATGATCCCTCTGACTTCACGTAGAGGCCTGTCTTCTTGAACGTTCATGGTTTGGTTTGCAAAGTTAGGAACAAAACCCCCTACAATACCTCCTAAGAACTTCTCAGTGTTGTTTAGGGGGTCTTTCATAACCCCAAACAAGTTATCGATTCCTTGGACATAAGACTTGTTGGTAATGTTATTGGAGAATGCGAGTGACAACACC